GAAATTTAGTATGGCATCGATTGGAGCAGCTGCGACGATGGGTGAATCATTGACTGCGTTGAATATGATGCGAACTGCATCTTTTGTGACATCACCCCCAGTTGTTGTTGGAACAGCGATGGTTGCATCTGCAATCGGATCGTTTTTTGGATATCGAGCATTGGTTGAATCTCAACCAGTCGAGGAGCAGCCACGAATGTGGTGGCATTGGATAGCCGCACTGTCTGGAACCGGTCCCGGTATCGGCGGGTATACTGGACATATTGAATAATGTTTATGTATACATGTATACACCGTGTATACATGTGGGAAGCGGAACCGCGATTATATTGGCGAGTGAAATTGAATGGAAAGTGGACGTGGCGAGCAGCCACCATTGTAGCTTGGACACCTGGACAAGTCCACTATATTGTCGAGCCTATCAAACCGGAGGTGAAAGTAAATGAAACTGAATAAGAAAGTGACCTATTCCGCGAATGGAATATGCGATTTCTGTGGAGTTCGAGAAGCAAAGCATTCGATAAATGGATCGCTTTGGTTTATCTGCACTCTGTGCATGGAGAACGAATATGGTAATGGTGAGGAAGAATGACTCATGATATCGATGATTTACTCGAGATAATTAGACAATTGGAATTACGGATTATCCAATTGGAATCTAAGAACCGTATGGTGATGGATGATGACTCTTGGTATTGGGATCATTAAATGTTCATGCCAAGACGGGTGCAAGTTTTGTGCAGCTGCAGCGTATCTTCGTTCGAAGACACCCACCCCCCCATTTCCAGTGGAGAATTCTGGATGGTCACGCCGGGTGATTAAATCGTACTCAAATCCTGAATCAATTTTGTTCTGGACTGAGTCCCCGGCTACGCGCGCGCGCGTATACGTGTGTGCGCGCACACGAGGAAACGACTGTTAAGTACCGTCGATTTCCCATTGGGTGACGCCCATCGTAAGAAGGAAGATGGCGTGGTTCTGGTTGGGGAGGACCTCTACCTTCAATGGCGGAACCATTTTAGAGTTCGTTTCTTGTCAATTCACTTATGGCAAAACGACGTAAGGCTCGAAGAGCACCTAAAATCCAACCCGCTATTACGGATCTATCTTTTTTGATCCCAGCGGAAGGAGTTGCTGGTGGAGATGTTAGTTACATCGATACAGCTAGAGAATTATCGAAGATAAATCGTAGACTGTATTCGCAGTCTCGTATGTATGCTTACCAGGGTCTCACATTCATTTGGAGAGCCGCTGGTACAGGTGCGGCTACTGACCTCGCAACTATCGAAATAAAGGTTAGTACCGCTGGTAACACTTGGGTCGTGCAAAATGCACACACCAAGGGTGAAGCTCTATGGGACCAAATGCAAGATTTGGTTCTTGATGACAACCCTTCAGTTAAGGGTCGTTGGCATGATTACAAAGTCAAGTTGGATAATGTTATGTCAACTGGACGTATTTTGAAGTGTGTCGATTCCGGAGGTGTCGAAATCGCTGATGGTGAATGGGATTACTCAGCTTATGTAATGCCTGAGCACGATGTAGATCCCGCAACAGGTCTTCCCCTGGATGCGGATGAATTCATCGCAACCCTCATTGGTGCTGATGTGTCTTTACCCAGGGCGCCTCCGCAATCAGGTTTTACTGGTGTTCGTTCCCTGGTCAAAGCCTATGAGGAATCACGAGGAACTGTCCAGCCCGAGGATCCAAATGTTCCAGCTGGACTAAGTACTTCTTTCTTCAATTTGTTGACAGACTCAGGTTCACAAGAACCGGAGCTTGCAGAAGTTATCCTCGATGAAAACAACGAGCCGCCATATGATGACAATGATTATGTTGGTGGCGATGTCAATGGTGTAAATCCATTGCTCGTTGCCTATGGTGCTATTTCTTCAGCAGAGGTCGATGGTCGCGTTGGTGGTTTTATTGCACCGTGCGGATTGCTCCATCTCGAGATCGTTGGCTTCGATACTTTGGGAGCCAAGGTCGCAACTGCAGATATGCCTGACATGGAGATTATTCTTCATGTCGCACCTGGCATGTACAAAGGAACCGCAAGTGTTCCAATGGGGCAGTGATCGTATGACACTTCCTCCAGTTGTCAAAGATACCGTGCAGGTTGCACGCATTGCCCAGATTCTCGCATATGTGAAGGAGAATCAGTTACTCACTGCACTCTGTCTGTTCGTCCTTTGGCAGACAGGTGCCATAGTTTCTACACTGTCCGCGGCCCAGGGGGCGGTTTGCTAATGGCAACCAAGTGGAAGAAAGGAAAGGTCCATTCCCGTAAGGGAAAGGGCAAAGGCCGGTGGGAATATCCCAACGGTAAGAAGAAAGGTCGACGCTGGCGTAAGGTGTGATTAGTAGTGGCCCGCAGGTCTCGACACACTATTCGTTTACCTGGCGGGCACCGTATTACTGGTGTCCCTGACATTCGACCTGGTCGGGGTTTTACTCCGACAGCTGAGGAGATGTTTTGGTCGGTTGTATTACCGCCAAATCCATACAAAGCATTTTTTGGAGATCCGTCTGGAGAAGAAGCGTTTTATTTTGGTTTGAAATTTAGTATGGCATCGATTGGAGCAGCTGCGACGATGGGTGAATCATTGACTGCGTTGAATATGATGCGAACTGCATCTTTTGTGACATCACCCCC